ATTCCGATTTCAGCAACGGAAATATCCTTGTCGGCAATAACACCAAGAATGTCTGCATACTTTTGAGCAGCGATATTGCCTGACATCTGCGCTTCGTAGTTCGCAATGAGTCGGGCATAGGTGTTGTCGAGTTCGATGTTGTGCTGCTTGATAATGTTCAAGCGCACTGCTTCAAGTTCAATTGGGTTGGTCTCTGTAGTTGCGACAAGACCCTTGTTTGCCAACTGCTTATTGACTGCAACGAGTTGAGCCGCTGTCTTGGCAGCCTTGGCTTGCTCGGCTGTCAGTTTTCCAGTTGCTGTTGTAGTCTTGCTGATTCCTGAGATAAGTCCAGAAGTTGTGGAAGCAAGACCCTTGAAGTCAAAGTTGAGACCTTCCATGCCGGAAGAAGTGTTGTCTTGAGCCTTGTTGAACTTGTCCATCGCAATCTTGGCGACAATAAGAGAAGCGGCAAAGGCTGCTGCTCCCGCTGCGGCTGAGACGCCGCCAGTTGCTAATGCTGACGCAGCAGCGGCGAGTGTCGCAGCCGATGCGAGTCCACGATATAGCTTGATAATCACTGTGATAGCAGTGATGATGGCTTCGACTCCTGCGGCAACTTTTGCTCCGATGAATGCGGCTGCGATAACGATGCCGAGGGTTTCAAATGTCTTGATATTTCTTGCAACGAAGCTGAACGCCTCGAACATAACCTGTGCGAAGGCAACGCCGTATGAGATGCCTGTGATGAAGAAAGCGGCAATCTTCTTGGCGTTGGCATCGAGCCAGCGTTCAATCTGTGGCAAGAACTTGGTGAACTTGTCGAGGAATGGTTGCAAAGCCAAGATGATGGCGTTGCCAATAGTTTTCTTGACCTCTTCGAAGGCGAGGCCGATACGACCAATCTTGCCAGCGAAGGTGTCGGCTGCTGCCGCTGCTGATCCCTTGGTTGCAGCTTCTAACTCCTTGACGATGCCAACGAAGTCTTTGCTCTTGATAAGAGTTTCAGAAAGAGGAACGCCAAGGCGCTTGAGTGCATTGAAGTTTCCTGCGTATGCCTTGGCAAGTGCGATGGAAACTGCTGTGAGGTCTTTTCCTCGGTTCGCAGATACATCGAGGGCAACCTGCTGAAGAGATTCAGCCTTGGTGATGTCATGTGTGGCGATGACAAGTGCCTGAAGGCTCGGACGAAGAAGGTCATCCTGGACATTGAGGCGAAGCATGGTCTGTCGGATGTAGGTATCGACTGCGTCAATTTGGTCGTTGGTAGCGCCAGTGACATTCTTTAGGGTGTTGGCGAGGATAGCAATTGACTCTTGCTCTGCCATCGCAGCTCTGACTGAGTCAACGCCGACCTTGATTGCGAACGCTGCTGATGCTGCTGCTGCTACTGCAAAAGTCTTTGCAACCTTGTTTCCAAAGTCGTGGAATTGCTTGCCAAGTTTGTCAATATCTTTGGCGGCTACCTTTGAACCTTTGTCAGAGTATTCGGAAATAATTCGAGCAATGACTGCGCCTTTTGTGGCCATGATTTCCTCGCTTTCCGATTACTTTGTTGATTGCTGTTCGAGAGCCTTCTGAAGCGCGGCTTTTGCAATCTCTGTCGCTTCGACGAAGCTCTTCTCGATTTTGGCTTTGTCTCGATCAACGATTCGCCAAATCATGCGTGATGCTTTTCCATAACGATTGGAAAGGGTGCGCTTAAACTGCTCGCCACTCCCACCCTTATCTGTCAGAGATGATTTGCCAGCCTTACGACCTGCAATTTCAAAGATTGCACCTGCTGCGCTTGAGTTAATCAAAGCACCAGCACTTGTTGTGTAATCAGCTCGAACTTTGCCTTTGGCTTTGGAAGAGTTAATTCCTTGAACGACAGTGTTGACATCCCACGCAGGAAATCCTTTGTCATCCTTGTTGCCTTTGCGCCTGCGCGGATTCTTGGCAGGTGTTGTTGACCATCCGCTCATCGGAGCACCATCACCTTGCGACGATGCGCCGATGGCGATTTGTCTTGCGTCGCCTCTTGCTTGTCGAAGTTCTTTGTTGATTGCTTTTCGATATTCCTTCAAAGCATCCTGATCGAACTTCTTGAGACCTGCGATGGTCTCCTGAACGCCTGAGATGATGACTGCCTTTTGCGCCATGCCATCACTCCCGACTTTTGTTTTTTTCCTTCATATAAGCAACGATGGATTCGAGCACCCCTGGCGGTGCGTCGAGTAATCCAACGGGTGAAATCCCTGTCTCAACCGAGAGAGCCGCTATTGAATAGGTCAGGCTGTCTCGGTGGATACGAAAGATTCATCAGTTACCAATTCAACCGATTTCACAGTGTCAAGGAAGTCAGCGCCGAAAGGCTTCACAACTTGTCCGTTGGATTTGAGTGCTTCCCAACCCAACCAGTAGATGTGCTCTAAGCGTTGTTCATTGCCAAGCAACTTTGCGAATCCTGCCCCGAACTTCTGCTCGAATGCAACGATGATTCTTGGTCGCAATGAATACTGAAACTCTGATCCATCTGCAAGAACGATTTTGACTGATAAGCCGTCCATATTTTTCCCCTTTGTTTGTTGTTATGGATTAAGCAGTAGCTTTGGTAATTGCACCCGATACAGGCCAAGTCACAGATGCTGTTGCAAGCTGACCAATTCCACCCTTGAGTGGAGTCCATTCTGAGACAAGTGCTGAGACTGTGTATGAAGGATTGGTGGTCGTTGTTGTTGTCGCTACTGGCTTGATGACGATTGACGCTGCTGTGCCGAGCAATGGATAGATTGTTGATTCCACTGATGATGATGCGAAATCCTGGAAGAAGTCGATTGTCACAGAATTATCTGCAAGACCAGCGACTCTCTTCTTTGCGGTGTCGCCAAAAGAGGTTGTCTCGACGATGTCATACTTGGTGTCAATTGTGACTGAAGAAATATGATCGCTGAGGTCTGTTCCTGCGATTGTGATGGAAGGGTTTGTGAGAACGAGTTTTGCCATGTTATGAGGTCGCCTTTGTGATTGATCCGGAGATTGGCCATGTGACTGATGCTGTTGCTAGTTGTCCGATTCCACCCTTAAGCGGAGTCCATTCTGAAACTAGAGCTGTGAATGTGTAAGTTGGATTCGTTGTGCTGACAGCCGTTGATGCTGGCTGAATCACAACTGTTGTTGTTGAACCGATGAGTGGGTAGATAGTCGCTTCAACATTTGCTGCTGCGTAATCCTGGAAGAAGTCCAACATCACAGAATTGTCTGCAAGTCCAGCAACGCGTGTTTTTGCTGTTGAGCCAAAACCTGTTGTCTCGATGATGTCTTCTTTTGTGTCGATTGTGATGCTTGAAATATGATCTGAAAGCACCACCGAGTTGATGGTTACCTTCGCATCCGTCAATACGATTTTAGGCATTTTTTTCTCCTTCTTGGCGTGGTGGTGCTGACTTGGTTGTGGCCTCATCTGCGATGTGACCTGCTGAAATTAGAGCTTCGATATTCACTCCCATTTCAAGCAATTCTTTTTCAGTAATGGAATCACCCAATGACTTGTCACAGTCCAGGCTTTCCGATGTGATTGTGTATGCCATTGTGTTGCTCCTTATGACTGCGCTTGGTAAGTGATAGTGAAAGTGATGACAACTGCTGAACCCATCGAGGTCTGCATATATCCGACAGTCCCTGCTTGTAGGTATGAGTAAAAGCAAGTGCCTGTGAAAGTTGGGTCTGCTCGAATGACTGTGTCAATCTTTGAAAGAAGCGAGAAGGCGCGAGTGCGCTTGGCTGTCAGGTTTGTGCCACCATCTTGAGTCCAAAGAGCGCAACTGATTGAGCCATCTTCCTGATGGTTATCTGCAAAGTTCAAAGGTGTGTTGTTGATTGAGCCAGCCTGCATCTCAGAGTCACCGAATGAACCATCGTGACCGATAGCGATTGCATCTGACGGATATGAATCATCAACTTCAGCGCCATCGAAGACGCGGATTCCTGTCAAAGTTGAAGCTGCTCCGAGTGCTGTGATGATCTTGTCAATCATCGTTGGGAAAGCGACAGTGACAGTCATCGCTTATGCCAAGCCAGGAAGTGAGACAGGGTCAAGAAGCTCCATCGCTCTGCGAGGAAGTGAATAAGTTGGGGTTGTGTAGGTCTCATCTCCTGCGATGTTGCGACCCATCACGCTCATCGATCCGCGCTGTGTCTGCCATAGATGACGAATGACTTCAAGGACACCTTGCTTGGCTGCTGCTGGTGGATTGGCGTATCCGGCAACATAAGTCACAGAGATATTGTTGAAGCCACCTGACCAGTAGCCATAAGAGTTTGTGGCATAAAGCGTTCCTGAGCCGACGCGATAAAGGCGCTGACCTGTTGGATCGAGTGAATATGCTGCTGCTGGAAGAAGAGCGTTGTTCTCATAAACCGATGTGATTGAGATTGCCTTGGGGCTACGAAGGCGAAGAGCTTCTGTGTTGCCATCATAAAGCTCTGAAGTGTAGGTGCGACGACCCAAGACCACTCCAACATACTGCTCGCAAAGGTCAGCGGCTGCATCGATGATGCGGAGCAACTCGCTGTCTTGGCTGATGTCTGTGGCAGGGATATTGAGGTGATACTTGGCATCATCAAGTGAAACGATGCCGATGTCGTTGATGTCGCGGACTTCGAAGACATCGTTGTAAGCCTGTGGCCATGCTCCTGTGGCTGCCCATGCATATATGTGGCGACCTACCTTGGTTGGGACATAAGTAGTCGTATAAGAGCCAGTTGTGGCTGTTGCAGTCGTCAAAGATGAGGTTGTGCCATCAGGAAGAGTGACAGTGGCAGTGACTGTGCCTGGATTTACTGCTGTACCTGATGAATCAACTGTTGACCAAGACAGATAAACCTTGTCTCCAAGATCGTATGTTGCCATCTTCACTCCTTAGAAGTAGGGCATGAGGTTGGTTTGCCAGGGGTACGAACCAACCTCATGCTTTGTAATGTTGAATCGCTGCCTCACGCAGAGGAGCGTGATGTCTTTCATCAAGCCAAAATTGCTTTTGATGAGGCAAAATCGCACCTGTGTGGGCGTGGATTTTGTAACCCATAGCCTTCAAGCGCTTTGAAAAGAGAAGGTCTTCGCCAAAATAAGTGCCTTCAATTGCACCTTCGACGAACCAAGCCCAATCGCGACCTTGATTGACTGTCGCATTCTCGCGCATCTTCTCCAAGACACTGCGATGGACTAGAAGACATCCTGTGCCTGTTGCATCAACTTCCATCAAGGTGTCGATTGGGTAATCATCAATCGGTTGCAAACCTTTGTCGGTTGTCATGCGATAAATCGTGGGAACTGCTCGCAGATTGTCTTGATTATCAAAGAAAGCTGCGAAAACTAGCCCTGAAACAATCGGGCGGTCTTTGTCGTGAGCTGCGTCAACCAGTTTGAAGAAAGTCTCCATCGGTAGGCGCTCATCTGAGTCAATCATCAAGAGCCAAGGTGTTGTCACTTCGTCAAGGAAGTTCTTCACCACGACATTTCGTGATCGAGTTGTGAGTCCGACATTTGCAACCTGAACCATTTGGTCAAGTTTCTGAGTCTTATGACGGGCAATGTGAATCAAATCAATGGCAAGTTGTCCGTTGATTTTGCCATCTGTGACCATTCCGATGCAGATTTTGTCCGATGACTTCATCGCGTCTCTGCCTTTGGTCGAATGGCTGCGGTTTCAATCGCGCCACTTTCATGCTCTGCGATAAGAGCATCGAGTTTGGAAGTGTCCCCTTGAACAAGTTCCTTGGCTGCTTTCAAACCTTCAAGAAAATATGAATTCCCCATGTCAATCCCCCGATTGTGTGTTGATAGTGCTGGCGCACCCTTCCCCGAAAGGTAGGAAGAGCGCGCCAGCGTCAATCTAATTAGTAGCCTGAAGGAGCTACTGTGCCCGTTCCTGTAATTGCAGAAACTGACTTGTTGTAACGATGTGCAAGTGCTGCGTATCCATAGACCTGGAAGCGAACTGTGAGGTTGCCTGAAAGGACATCTGGAAGAACGCGTGTCTTGACGCCTGATTCGAAGAGGTAAGAATCTGAGAACTTACCGACGAGAACTGGAGTCTGATTTGTTGCAGCGCCGTATGTCTTTGGCATTGTTGCGTCGATGAATACAGGAACGCCCTGGATTGTGCCAACAAGACCTGCTGGTGCTCCTGGGTTTGTAACTGTACCTGCGGCGTTAAATGCCTGTGATGCGCCTGTTACGGGCACAACGAGGGGTCTTGATGACCCATCGACCTGGCTAGCGAACCAATACCAAAGTGACGGATGCATCACGATTGCTTCTGCTGCCTTGAAGCGGTTTGTTGTCACCTTTGAAATCGCCTTGGCGATTGAGATGAGTCCGTTTGCCGCTGAAGGTGTTGTTTCTGTCCATGTTGTTGGGATGCCGTTTGTTGTATCAGTACCAAGAGTGATGAGACCCTTGAGTGTTCCTGATGTGCCGTCACCTGAGCCAACAACTGCTGTGTTGAGCTGCAATGCGTAGTCAGCCATGAGATCGCCGAATACTAGGCGGTCAAGACCACCAGCAAGAGGAGACTGCTCAACGAGCTGAATCGATACATTCTCGTAACCTGAGATCGTACGAACTGGCGCAGTTACAGTTGATGAGACCATGTCGCGAGTTGTTGTCGCTGCATTGTCTGCTGACTGGAATGCTGAAAGTGTACCTGTTGTGATTTGTGGGATGTTGATGCTATCTGTACCTGCTGGAAGCGCCATGTTTGTGACGAGATCAGCTGTTACACGAGCTGCACGAGCGAACTCTGCGTATTCGTTGATGAGGTA